GGTGGTCAACCAACATCGGCAGACCCAGCAAACACATACGGTGCTTGGGTTGTTGATATTTTAGATTATACAAATACAAGCAAATATAAACTTCAAAAAGTTTTTGGAGGAGCTTATTCATCAGGTTTTCAAGTGTATTATGCAACAAATAATTATATGAATACAAGTGCAGTATCTTCATTATGGATAGGATCAGCAGGAAATTTTGCACAATATTCAAGAATTGATGTTTATGGAATAGCAGGTTCACCTGCAACAGGAGCTTAATTATGTCATCATTTATGCAACCAATTTTTACAAAAACTCTTACAAATGCAGTATATACTTTTACTTTTAATAATATACCTCAAAATTATACGGATCTATATTTAGAAATATCTGGAAGAACAGATTATGCTTCAGCAAGCTGGGATTCAGGTGGTGCAATATTTTTTAATGGAGATAATGCAGGAACAACATATTCTTCAACTTTATTAACAAATAATGGTGCAACTACAACATCTTCAAGATATGCAAATAATCCTTATACTTATTATGGAAATATACCAACAACATCAATAACAAATACTTTTGGAAATATTGGTATTTATATTCCAAACTATTCAGGGGCATCTTTTAAACAAACATTGATTAGCGTAAATAATGAAAATAATGCAACAACTTCATATCAATATCAAGAATCTGGGGTTTGGCGTTCAACAGCACCAATAACATCTATATCTTTATACGGAGGAGCTGGAAACTGGGCAGCTGGTTCTACATTTACTCTTTACGGAACACTTAGACCTGGGAATTATCCAAAAGCAATAGGTGGTCAAATTTCAACAGATGGAACTTATTGGTATCATGCTTTTAGAAATATTGGAACAGATTATTTCAATCCAATTCAAAATTTAAGCGCAGATATTTTATGTGTTGCAGGTGGAGGTGGTTCTGGAGGTTCAGGAATTGCTGGCGGAGCTGGAGGAGCTGGAGGAGTTTTATATAATTCATCACAAGCACTTACCCCATTTGGGCAATATCCTGTTTTAGTTGGAGCAGGTGGCGGTGTTTTAACAAATGGCGGTAATTCGCAATTTTCAACATTAAATCCAGCACTAGGCGGAGGATATGGTGGAGGAAACAATGCAAATGGAAATTCTGGAGGCTCAGGAGGAGGTGCTGGTGAACAAGGTGCTTCACAAACACCTATTGGTGGATCAGGAACCCCAGGTCAAGGAAATTCGGGCGGAAACAATCCAGGAGCTGGATGTTCGCCAACAGGCGGTGGCGGAGGTGCTGGAGCTGCAGGATCAAATGGTGTAAGTGGAACTCCAGGAGTTGGTGGAGTAGGAACCTCATCGTATTCTTCTTGGGGACTTGCAACTGGAACTGGTCAAAATGTTTCTGGAACGGTTTATTTTGCAGGCGGTGGCGGTGGAGGATCTTACTGCACTGGATCTGCATCTGGAGGTTATGGTGGCGGAGGTGCTGGAGTTGTAAGTAATTCTAATACTTACAGTAATAATGGAACACCAAACACTGGCGGAGGTGCTGGTGGTGGAGGCATAGCTTCTGGCGGTTCTGGGGTAGTTATAGTAAGATATTCAGTATAAGGAGGGTAAAATGACAAATACAGTTGAAAGACCAAAAATAACAGAATTTGATTGTGAAAAGCAAATTGAAATAATTAGAGATATGACTGATGAAGAGTTTCAGGCTCATCAAGATCGTATTGCAGAACTTGAAAAAAATTTGGCTGCACAGGCAGAAGCAGATGCTGCAAAAGCAGCAGCACTTGATTCAGCAAATAAAAAGCTTGCAAAGCTCGGTCTAACTGCAGATGAAATTGCTGCAATTATAGGCTAATACAATATAATTAGATAAAAGGGGGTAAATATGACAAAAGCCAGAGACGTTGCCAATAACGGCACTACTGACATAATTCCCCTTGACTCTATAGCTGGACAATTTGACGGGATTGAAGTAAGATTTCTTCCTACTTATCAATCTAATCAATTATCCATAACCAACCCACTTAGGCTTTTACTAAGTGTTAATGGTATAATTCAAACAGTGGATTTTCCAGAATATGTTTGGCAATCACCTCTACCAAGATATGGTTTTCAGATAGATTCAGATGGGTACATACTCTTCTCAGAAGTCCCGCCTGCGGGTTCTACATTTGACGCAAGACTTATGCCAGGACCAGCAATAAATACAGCATACAAATCTTATCCGTTTAAACCAGCGGACATATTACTAGGAGCATAAAGACATGGCAAGAAAGATATTACTAGATACACAGTACACGTTCACACCGTCTACTAGAACATTGGTTCTTAATAACCGATATATTCCACAGGAGCGTTTGCTTCTTATTACTAACGTTACACAGAATAAGGTTATATTTAACTTCTCAGATCCTAGTCTGAAAGCCACCTCTTATACTACATCCATGTCTGGTGCCACTGGTTTTACTACTATTGTTTTGAATTACAACACTTCAACAATGGCTGCTACTGATAAGATTCAAGTAACAATTGATGAATACTCTGAGGCATTCCGCCCATCAGAAGAATTGACGGATCCAGTAGGAAAGCTCCGTACATCTACACCACAAGCACTTATTGATACAGACTTTGAATATGGTACACAGGTTTCCAAGTGGGAAAACCTAACAATGATTAATAACCGTCCATTTGGTTATCAGACTGTTCCAAATATTTCAAACCTATCAAGCATTAGCTTGCCTAACCTTTCACGTACAGTAACTGTTACAACATCAACACCACACTATTTGACGGTGGGAATGCCAATTGTAGTTCAAGATACATATCTTTCAATTGCAAATGGTAACTATGTTGTAGATACAGTTCCAACATCAACAACATTTACATATACATCACGTTCTCTTAACTCTACATCAACAACATCAATTCTTGATACAAACAAGACTGCTATTTATCAAGGTGCCCTATATTCAGGTGCACAAATTGGTACAGCACCAACAGTTTCAACAATTGCTTCAGGTAATGGTATGACTGTTGTTACAACTGTAAACCACGGTCTTGCAATTGGTAATGAAGTTGCAATTACTGGTATTACAACATCTACAGGATATGCTCCAAATGGTGCATTTATTGTTGCTACAGTAAATGGTCCAACATCATTTAACGTGTATACACCACAAACTATTACTGGAACACTTACTGCAACTTCTGCTGCAGTTTATGTACGTCCACAAGGACAATTCCTGCACCGTCCATTTGACGGTGGAGTTATCTTCTCGTCCAATGGATCATCTAACTTTGAGCAGTCTGTTCGCCAAACTCGTCGTTACTTCCGTTACCAATCAGGTAAGGGTATTCAAATGTCAACGGGTACTGTGTTAAAGCCTAATCTTCAGCTTGATTCACTTACATCATCTGGAACAACTGTAACAGTTCAAACTCGCGAACAACATAATTTGCAGGTAGGTGCACAAGTTCAAATTATTGGTGCAAATGAAACTGCATATAATGGAACATTTACAGTAGCTGCTGTAACTGGATATAACACATTCCAGTATACTGCTCTTTCAACTCCTTCAGCATCACCAGCATCTGGATCATATTATGTACAGGTTGTTGGATGGTATGGTGCTGCAAACCGTACAGGTTTGTTTGATTCTCAAAACGGTATGTTCTGGGAATTTGATGGACAAACACTTTGGGCAGTTCGCCGTAATTCAACATTCCAGCTCTCTGGTAAGGTTTCTGTAACAAATGGTAACCATACTGTTTCTCAAACAAGCACAACATTTCCAACTAACTTCTCAAAGCAGTTAGTCCCAGGAGACTATATTGTTCTTCGTGGACAAACTTATCGGGTAACAGATATTCTTTCTGATACAACTGTTAATATTACTCCAGCGTATCGTGGAACAACAGATCAAAACGTTATTGTTTCAAAGGTTTCAGAACTTAGAGTTCCACAATCTTCATTCAATATTGATAAGCTTGATGGAACTGGTCCTTCAGGATATAAGATTGATCTTTCAAGAATGCAGATGTGGTTTATTGACTTTGCATGGTATGGTGCGGGTGTAATTAGATTTGGTGTTCGTGGCACAGATGGCAATATTATTTATTGTCACAAGATGCCTAATAACAACGTTAACTCTGAAGCATATTTACGTTCTGGTAACATTGCGGGACGTTATGAGTCTTCTACAAACCCACCATCAACATATCCTACAACTTCAATTGGTGCATCAGACACATCAATTAACGTAGCCTCAACAACTGGATTCCCATCATCAGGAACACTTGTTATTAGAGGAAATGCTGGTGGTTCAAATACTAACTATGAGTATGTTAACTATACAGGTACAACATCAACAACATTTACTGGTTTAACTCGTGGTCAAGCAGGAAGTTCATCAATTGCTTTGACAGTTGCAGCAGGATCTAATATTGCAACAGTTTCATCAGCATCAGGACTTCAAGTCGGACAAAGAATTATTGCTCCATCTTACTTCCCAGATAATACATTTATTGCGGGAATTAGCGGAACAACATTGACACTTTCACAAGGTGCATTGCAGGCTAACCCAACAGTTATTGTACCTCCAATGGGTGCAACATCTGGACAGGTTTACACATATACTGCTTCTGCCCCACACACAATTGAACTTGCTTATCCAACATATGGCCCATCTATCTCACACTGGGGTACTTCGGTTATTATGGATGGCGGATTTGATGACGATAAGTCGCTTTTGTTCACATATGGACAATCAACTCCAGTCACAATCCCAGCCTCTGGAACAAAAGCCCTTCTTTCAATTCGTATCGCACCTTCTGTAGATAACGGTATAGGTGCGGGATTTGGTCAGAGAGAACTTCTAAATCGTATGCAGTTAGTTCTTAGAAACCTTGACGTTAATACATCAGGACCAATTCTTGTAAGAGCATATTTGAATGCACAGACATTTGCTGGACAGCAATCAATTCTTGGAAACGCAGTCGGAACTGCAATTACAAGCAGTGCTACACCTCCATCAAACTCTGCAAGCGTAACAACATATACAACATCAGCAGCACATGGTCTTAACGTCGGAGATCAGGTTACTGTATCAAGTTACGGCGGAACTGGTTATAATGGTACATTTACAATTTTAACTGTTCCAACTACAACTACATTTACTGTTTCACAAGCAACAGTATCTGGAACACCAGGAACAACAGGAACATTCCTTGCATACAAGCCTTGGACAAACGCTGTTGGTAACGTTTACGGAACACTAACATCCTCACTTGGACAGATTGCAGACTACGCTCCAAATGCTACAAATGGTGGTGCATCAGGTGCATATGCAGTAACTGGTGGTGAGGTTACAGGTGGATTCTTCACAGCTGGTGTTACCAGCCTTGACGTATCAAAGGTTCGTGACCTTGGTAACTCTATCTTAGGTGGCGGAGGTCTTGGAACCCCAGCATACTCAAACACAGGTATTTATCCAGACGGCCCAGACGTTTTGACTCTTGTTGCTACAAATCTTAGCTCAGCATCAAGCGTAACTGTACAAGGTCGTATTGCTTGGACTGAAGCTCAGGCTTAAAGAAAGGCGGGTAGTGGCGAAATGCCTCTAGACAAACAGAATTTTAATTATTCTATCCCACTTTCTGCTCCACTTTTAAGTGCTGATAATGGAGTTATAGTTGGAGATACAACAGCTTCTCAGACTATATATAATGGTAAAATACTTTATAGCTTAAATAGCACAACTTATATTCCAGTAGGTATATCTACTGTTGTAGCAAATTCTGTTGCTTATCAGCCTACCGCCCCTATAAATCCATCAGTTGGTCAATTATGGGTAGATTCATCTTCATCAAATACTTCTTTTGATCCAAATATTATTCGTCGCAAAACTATTACTGCAACATCTGGACAAACAGTATTTACAGCAGATCTAGCATTTACAGATGGATATGAACAGGTATTTGTTAATGGTGCATTAATAGTTAAGAATACAGACTATACAACCACAAATTCAATCACAATAACACTGGTTAAACCTGCAGCCAACAATGATATAGTTGAAATATTGTCTGTTACTAATTTAAATTCAGTATCAGGATCTACTGCTACAACTACAACAAATACATTTACAGGTGCTCAAACATTTACACCTTCAAATGCTGCGATTACTCCAATTACTATTAATGGTGCATTTAACCAAACCGCAGATTTGCTAGATGTTAAAAATTATTCTGGAACAAATCTTTTAAATATAAATGCATCTGGAAATATAACAACATCTGGGTACATATCAACAGGTAATGATAATAATATACTTGGGCTTTATGCAAATGCAACAAATGCTTCATCAGGAGTAGGAATAATTGCTTGGGGTAAAAATGTAGCAACATGGGGCGGGGACATACATTATCTTGCTGATAGTAGAGGTGCAAGTGGTATGCACAGATTCTGGACTTGGGATGGAACCAATTTTAATTTAAGAGCAATGATTGACGCATCTGGTAATTTTAAATTTAATGCAAGCAATACGGGTATTGTTTTTAATAATTCATCAGCAACAACAAACTCAACGCTAAATGATTATGAAGCAGGAACATTTACCCCAACAGATGCATCTGGAGCATCTTTAACTTTGACAACTGCTGATGGATATTATGTAAAAATTGGCAGATTAGTTCATGTAAATTGGAGAGTGCAATGGCCTTTAACATCAAGTGTTTTAACAGCACTTATTAGAGGTTTTCCATTTTCAGCAGGAACTTCTCCAGTAGGAGCACAATATGTTGGTGCCACATCTATCACAAATTATGGAAACTCTAATATATTAAGCATGTTTAGTCATGAAAACTCAACATCTCTGGCCTTTAGAAATTATTCTAATGGAAGCTTAACAAATGCTAATATGTCAGGTATATTTCTGTATGGAAGTGCAACATATTATGCTGCTTTTTAATTTATACTATATAATAGATGACAGGAGGAATTAAAAATGTCACTAGAAAAGAAAATATCAATAGATAAAATAGAGATAGATGAAAACAGTACTATTCATGTTCGTGAAATTACTCGCATTCTTGAAGATGGCAAAGAAATTTCTTCATCATTCCATAGGTGGACACTTTTGCCTGGAGATAATATAAAAAATCAAGATAAAAGGGTTATAGCTGTTGCTAAATCCTTATGGAAGATAAAAGATGAGTAGATCTAGAGATTTATCAGCAAATGCCCCATATGTTGTGCCATCTGTAACTTATACAGGTGGAACTTTAACATCTGATTCAACATATTATTATTTAACTTTTATAAATCCCGCTTCAGCAGGAACATTTACTGTTACAAATGGAAATCTTATTGCTGATATAGGTGTTGTTTCTGGCGGTGGCGGTGGCGGTGGAGCTTTTGCCGTTTCTGCTTGTGGCGGTGGCGGTGGAGCAGGTGGAGTATATGCTTTTATGGCACAAACACTTATTCCAAATATTTATACTGTAACTGTAGGTGCTGGCGGAGCAGGTGGCGGTAGCGCATCTGGAGCAGTAGGAGGAAGTGGTGGTAATTCATCAGTAACTGGTGGTTCTTTTTCTGTTTTTACATTAGGTGGCGGTGGAGGTAGCACATATCCGTCTGCTGGAACTGGACCCAATTCTGGTGGCTCTGGAGGAGGCACTGGGGGAGCTGGAGGAAGTCCAGATGGTAGCGGAAATATAATTGGAAATTCAAGAGGTGCTTTTGGTACACCAGGTCAAGGATATAACGGAGGAGGCCACACTGGAACAGGAACAAGCGTTACAACAACCTCTTGCGGTGGCGGTGGAGGTGCTGGAGGTAATGGCGGTAATGGAACTGCAAGTTCAACAGGCGGAGCTGGTGGTATAGGTTCAACAATTTTGAGCAGTTGGCTTCCCGCACAAACTTATGGTCAACTTTATTTTGGTTCATATTTCTTTGGTGGTGGCGGTGGAGGTGGATCTTCTGCTTCATCAGGATCAGCAGCAGTTGGAGGTTATGGCGGTGGTGGATCTAGTGGTACACCAACAGGTTCAACAGGTGGTAATCCAGGAAATAATGGTACAGCAAATACTGGCGGTGGCGGTGGCGGAGCTTGTGCTGGTTCTGTACCTAACAATGGTGGCAATGGCGGTGCTGGCATTGTAATTGTTAGGTACACAAGAGCACAGGTAGGTGGATAATGTCTAAAGCTATTAAAATTTGGTCGGGAAACACTTGGGAAGATGTAGGCCCAGCACTTCCTACAGTTACCACCCAATTTATTCAAATAACAAATCCATCATCTGTAGGATTTATAATTCGTGGAGCAGCATCTCAAACTGCCAATTTAATGCAAATTCAAAACAATGGCCTTAATCCGCTTGTTACTGTTGATCAAAATGGTTTTGTAGGAATTGGAACATCATCACCACAAGTTTCATTAAAAGTAACAAATGGAACATCTGGAACTATAGCAATTCAATCAAATGGCTCATCTGGGGCGTTTCCAACAACAGGTGCGGGATTAGAATTGGTTGCAGGTGCCTATGCAAATGGAGATTCAATTCAATCATATAATAGAGATACTTCTTCATGGAGAACACTAGGTATTTATGCAGCAGGTATAAATTTATTAACAAGTGGTGTTCAAAGATTATCCATTGATTCATCTGGAAATATAACATTTGGATCTGGATCGGGAACTGTAAATGTAAATGGAAATATATCTTTTTCTGGAACAGTTACATTACCAGCCCCAATTATTACATATTCAATAAATGCACAAACCACAACATCATACACAACAGTATTATCTGATGCTGCAGCAGTTGTAACAATGAACAATGCTTCTGCAAATACATTTAATATTCCAACAAATGCATCTGTTGCATTCCCTATTGGAGCTTCAATTACAATTATTCAAACAGGTAGCGGAACAACAACAATAAGTGCCGTAACTTCTGGAACAACCACAATTGCATCAAACGGTGCTACTTCAAATGCTCCTAAACTAAGAGCACAATATTCTGCTGCTACTGCTATTAAAATTGCAACTGACACATGGTATGTAGTAGGAGATATTGCTTAATGACAAGAATATTAGGATCTTTAGGCGGAGGCCATGGATTTGTAACCAGTGGTCTTTATATGAATTTAGACCCAGGCAATTCTGCTTCATATTCTGGCAGTGGAACAACAGTTACAGATTTAAGCGGAACTGGCCACAACGGTACTATATATGGATCCTTAGGTTATAGTACATCAAATAGCGGTGTTTGGAATTTTACAAACAATGGTGCTTATATATTAGCAGGAACATTACCATATTCTGGAAGTTCTGTAAATTCATGGTCTATGGGAATATGGGTTCAACCACTTACTGCAAATGGAAATATTATTTCAATGTCAGTAACAAATCCATCTGGTTCTTGGAACATGCCCCCAATTCGTGCATCCAATCAAACATTTATTGGCAAGGTTTGGAATAACAATTATTTAACATCACAGGTTTTTAATATTGGTGTTTGGTATTATGTTGTATTAACTTTTGATTATACGGCGGGAACACAAAATCTTTATGTTGATGGAAATCTTGTTGCATCGCAATCAGGAATATCTTCTCAATCAAGTGGATCAGATAACTATTGGTTTATTGGACAATCAAATCCAGGTGCAGATAACTCAGGAAATCTTGTTGGTAATATTGGTGCAATTCATTATTATGGAAATAAAGCTTTAACTGGTGCAGAAGTTGTAAGAAATTATAATGCTTTGCAAAAAAGATATAAAACTACGGGATATGTTACAAATGGCCTTGTTATGTATTGGGATTTTGGTAATTCCGCCTCATACCCAGGAACTGGAACAACAGTTACAGATTTAAGCGGTAATGGAAATAATGGAACAATTAACGGCTCAGGTGGCTCATATTCAAGCACATTTGGTGGAGTGTATACATTTGGCGGTAATGGAAATACTATTACAGGTGGACCAAATCTATCATCTGGTAATTTTACAGTTATGGGATCAGCAAGATATTTAAATGGACAAAATTTACGTATTATTTCAGCATTAAATAATAACTGGTTATTAGGACACTGGAATGGCAGTAATATGAATTACTATTCGGCGGGATGGGTAAGTGCTGTAAATCAAGGTTCTACGGATAATGCATGGAGAATATATACTGGAACGGGTAATCCATCAGCAGGTGTTTATTCAATGTATGCAAATACATCTCTAATTGTTTATAATTCTGCAGGAACAGCTGGACCAAATCAATTTGCTATTAATTCATATACAAATACATCTGAATATAGTAATGGTCAATTTGGATTCTTATTGGCATATAATCGTGTATTAACTCAAGCTGAAATTGCTCAAAATTACGAATACTTTAAAGGTAGATACTCACTAGTAAAACAAAGTTATGAGTGTGTTCAACAATATGGTTCTAATCAAACATGGGTAAATCCAGGTATTTCACAAGCTGATCTTGTTGTTGTTGGCGGTGGTGGCGGTGGTGGAAGTGCTTCATATGGTGGTGGTGGTGGAGCAGGAGGTATGATTTATAATACCAACCAGGCCCTAGGTTCAAGCTATGTAATTACAACTGGTGCAGGCGGAGGATCAAATGCACAAGGAAGCAGCACATCTTTTGGATCTTTAGCAACAGCAACTGGCGGTGGTTATGGCGGTAACGGTGCTGGAGGATCAGGTGGTTCTGGTGGAGGATCTCAAGGTGGCTCAACATCTTATTCTGCAGGAGCTGGAACAACTAACCAAGGAAATAACGGTGGTGGTGGATTCCCAGGATATTCTTATGGTGGTGGTTCAGGTGGTGGTGGAAACCAAGAAGTTGGTCACAATGGAAATGGATTCCAAGGAAATTATTTTGCTGGCTCAGGTGGACTAGGAAGATATATTTCTGGTATTATGTATTCTGCAGGTGGTGGTGGCTATGACACAGGTGGTGCACAAGGCTCTGGTGGAGCAGGTGGAACACAAGGAAATGGTTATGGAACAAATGGAAGTGCAACAGCTGGTAATGCCAATACAGGAAATGGTGGCGGTGGTGGCGGAGCTTCAGGAGGATCAGGAGTAGTTATTGTGAGGTATAAATCATGACAACATATACAGCACCCACATATCCAGCTTCATATGCTGCTGGAGATGTGATAAATTTTAATTACACTGGTGGATCTCAAACTTGGAATTCATTAAATGCTAACTATATAAAAATTGAATTATATGGTGCAGCAGGAGGAGTTATATCAGATACTCAAGGTTATGGTGGATATTCTTATGGATTTTTTTATCCCGCTCAAAATACAAACTATTATTTATTTGTTGGTGGACAAGGTGGAAACGCATATCAAAACACAACTGGAACACAAACTTCAGTAGCTGGTTGGAATGGTGGCGGAGAAGGCGGACTTGGCGTAAGCGGTTCTTATGTTCACAGAGGTTCAGGTGGTGGCGGTGCTACAGATTTCAGAGCTGGAGGAACAGCATTATCAAATAGAATTTTAGTAGCAGGTGGTGGTGGAGGCAGCGGAACAAGAAACGTTGCTTTAACTGCAGGATCATATGGCGGAGCGGGTGCTGGAACATCAATACTTAATCAAAATGGTGCACCTGGGTATACATCTTCTGCAAGAGGAATCGGTTATGGCGGAACACAATCTGCTGGAGGAAATGGCGGAGCAAGCGGTTCTGGAGGATCTTCAGCTGGAACAGCTGGAACACTTGGTGTAGGAGGACAAGGCGGATTAGATGCAATGAGTCTTACACAATATAACTACGCAGGACCTGGCGGTGGTGGTGGTTATTATGGCGGTGGCGGCGGCGGAGCAGGTGGAATTGATGGTCGTGGAAATGCGGGTGCAGGTGGAGGATCAGCATTTGTATCAACAGGTGCTGGAGGGCAAATAGCTATATATGGAGGTGAATCAGGGGTTAATAGTGGTAATGGATCAGCTATTATTACCATCCTTGCATGATATGGCACATTGGGCGGAAATTGATAAAGACGGAATTGTATTAAGAGTTTTATATCATGAAGATAAAACTATAGATGAGCAACAAAAGAAAATAGCAGAAGAATTTGGATACGAGTATAATCCACCAGAAGATGATGGCGGTTATCAATGGTTAATTGATAATTTAGGTGGAACTTGGATTCAAACTTCTTATAACGGATCAATTAAAAAAAACTTTGCTTCTGTAGGATTTAAATATGATAAAAAACGTGATGCTTTTATTCCACCTAAACCATATGATTCTTGGAAACTAAATGAAGATACATGTTTGTGGGAAGCTCCAAAAACAAAACCAGAAAGCGAAGCTATTTGGGATGAAGAAAATCTATCGTGGATAGAAATCAAAGTTGACGGGGAAACCCTGATAGAACCTCAAGTATAATAGTATTATGTCATACAAGCAAGCGGTACTCAGAGATAATCCAATAGCATTTTGGCCATTAAACGGCACATCTAGCTTGAGAACTTATGCTACCATTTTGCTTGAATATGCTACATATCAAGATTGGTTAAGTGCAGAACCTAACTACGGATACTCCCCGCTTACCTTTACACTAGAAGACATTTCTTATAACGGCAATCACGGTGCATTTACATTGGGCCAGCCAAAGTTTGCTGACATATTGCCACTAGCAGCTTTGTCTAATTATGACACACAATTGGCGGGATGTAAGATTGATTCTGCTTCAGAAATTGGTATTACTAATCTTGCACAACTATACGATATGTTCTATACAGGAACAGAAAACTTAAAGTTTGGCATAGAGTTTTGGGTTGCATTTAATAAACCGCCATCAGGCGTTAATACATTATTTTCAGTAAATTATTTGGGCGGGAATATAATGAAAGCCTATGCTCAAAATGATAAAATCTATCTAACTATAAATGGTAAAGATAAAGTAACTGGACAAGCATTATCGTATACAACATCAAAACAAGTTCCATCTTGGGATTCTCAAATGCACGTATTCTTGTCATATGATCAAGGAAATATTAGCATATCTGTTAATTCAATTCCAGGAGATTCCGCAGTAGTATCCAATAACTTTATATTTACAAACAATCAATATGCACAAGCTGAGTTCTTCTATAATATGGGTCCAGCATCAGCAAATGATACATTTGTAATTAACGATCTTGCTTTTTATGATTACATATTGTCTACAAATACAATTCGCTATCATATGGTCTGGGGAACCAATGATTCTGCCCCGCAAAATTATGTAAGAGAAACAAGTGGGTTTTTCTTTGATATTAAAGATTCAGAAAATATGTTTGCATTTAAGAAGCTGTTTACATCTCCAATTGATTATCAGCAAGGAGTTAACTCGGGGTTAAAATCTGATAAAACTGGTTTAACTCTAACTCAAACATCAACTGCTGCTGCAGCATCAGGAAGCTGGGTATATTCAATTCCATCATCAGGATTAAGTAAAATATCTGGTGTTAAAATTGCGTGGGATTCTGGAATGTCTGACAACTCATCATTATCAGCATCAGATTATGCAAAGGTTGAATTATCACAAGATAACGGAGTAACTTGGACACAAGTAACTAATAGCTATCCAATTGTAAAGTTTGCTGACAATGTATCTGTTGCATATCCAAATATGTTAGTTAGAGTAACGTTATCTACATCAGATTCATCTAAAGTGTATTTGCCAAGAATAGATAACTTGCTGATTGGTGTCTATAAAGATCTTTCTATTTATTCTGATGGTGGAGCATTTGCTCTAATGCCACGTGCTGGTAGCTATACTGGCGATACTTATACAATTAAAAATAATTCATTTAACATTCTTGCAAGATCAGAAAACTTTGGTATCAAGCTTAATACCACAACTGATGGTAGTAATTCTATTGCTGCTATATACCCTCAGCTTAATTCCCCGCTTTTTCAAACAGTAGAGTTCTGGTTTAGATATGATGCAATAAGTACATCTAAGATACAATATATTCTTGACACTATAGGATACAATGCATCTATCTACTTCAGCGGAGTTGACGGCGGGTTGATTCAGAATGGTTTCTCTACAGTCTATGTAAATGGCGTAGATATATCTAATGGTAGATATTTAACCCAAGGCGAGACATATCACTTTATTTGCGTATATCCTCAACAGATTAATAATACAATCTACCTTGGTGGAGATGCAAAACTACTTAATTATTCATTATCAACATATGGCTACCTATCAGTATATCCAGGAGCATTTGCCGTTACAGACGCTCAAAATAGATATCTAAACTTTTTGTCAGCAACTGTATCAAAGATTAATTTCCCAAATGCCACTTCAACAATATTTGGCGGTAGTGTGGTTGCTGGTCAATCTCCATCTAATGTAATAGGCACATTGTCAGAATACTCTGGCGGTAGCACAGCATATAACGGTGGACAGCCAATTTTGGCATACGTACATCCCATAAATGCTTAATTAGTTGCCATTTTTGGCATGCATATGTAACGTTTTTGAAGAGTTCAATGGTATTATTGGCATATGGGAAAAATGAAAGTAACACCAATTGATGAGGTAAACTGGGGTTTATACGCCTGGATGATGCCCGATGAAACACTTGTAATGGATGAAGAAGGCGGTTACCTAAGTATTCCGTCATTAAAAGGCGATATTCGCCAGATCAAAAAGTTAAAAGATGCTGCTAAGCATTACGGGCTAGAAGAAGGTCACCCAGTATTTTTTGCGGGGCATAGACCAGTAGATGACGAAGAACTTGAAATCCAAAGACAAAGATTAGAATTAGGCCTTGTGCCAGATGTTCACGATACACCAGCAATGCTGGAATACTATAAAGAAATGAAGGATATGAAACTTGGCTAATTTAACAGTAGATGACAGCATGGATGACGATGAGGGCATTGTAGTAAAACTTGATGCACCTGCACATTCAGTAGAACACGATTTTGGTGATCCATTTAATTCAACATGGGAAGATATTAAAAAGGCTGAAGGACTTAGTCCTAACTTTCGTCGTAAAGTTGATAGAATGCAAAAGTCATTTACAGGTGTTGGTGATGCAAAGTCTAAGAAGCTTGATCCACTTGACCTAACTGGATATTCATTATTCCAAATTGTTCAGCCACCATATAACGTTTTATATCTTGCACAACTTTACGATGTATCTCCATATCACCACTCTGCAGTAAATGCCAAAGCTGCAAACGTCGTTGGACTTGGTTACAAGTTTGAAAACACATGGGCTACTACTTCAAAAATTGAAGCGGTAATGGATGATTCTAAAAAGCTTGACAAACTACGCAATAGAATTGAAGGGGCTAAAGAAGAACTCAGAGAGTTCATAGAGTCACTTAATTCAGATGATTCATTTATTGAAACAATGAAAAAGATTTATATTGACCTTGAATCCACAGGTAATGCCTATATGGAAATTGGTCGCACAACTGCTGGCAAGATTGGTTACATTGGACATATTCCAACAACAACCATGAGAATCCGCCGTCACCGTGATGGCTTTGTTCAAGTTGTTTATAACCGCTATACATTTTTTAGAAACTTTGGCGATACTGAAACTCCAGATCAAATTGGAACAGATCCTCAGCCAAATGAAGTAATTCACTTCAAGGTATTTACACCATCAAATACATACTATGGTGTACCAGATGTTTTGTCTGCAAAGAATGCAGTTGCTGGTGACGAGTTTGCACAAAGATTTAACTTGGATTACTTTGAGAACAAAGCAGTACCACGTTATATCATTACTGTAAAGGGAGCAAAGCTTACTGCTGATTCAGAGCGTAAGTTGCTTGAATTCTTCCAAACAGGTTTGCGTGGTCGCAATCACAGAACCCTTTATATTCCTCTTCCATCAGACGGAGAACAAGGTCGTGTTGAATTTAATATGCAACCAATTGAAGCGGGAATTCAAGATTCTTCATTCAAGAACTACGCTATTGAAAACAGAGATCGTATTCTTCTTTCACACCGTGTACCAGTATCAAAGCTTGGAATGCCTGCAAACGTATCCCTAGCAAATGCTAAAGATGCTGATAAGACATTTAAAGAGCAGGTATGTCGTCCACGTCAAGAAGAGCTTGAGTTCAAGATTAATTTAATTATTAAAGAATTCACTGATGCATTTAGACTTCAGTTTAATGAACTTGCACTTACAGATGAAGAGACACAATCAAGAATTGATGATCGTTATCTTAAGGATCAAGTTATTACTCCAAATGAAGTTCGTGCACGTCGTGGCATGGCACCACTTTCAGGTGGTGACGAAGTTTTGATTATTAATCCTAAAGTTGCACAAGATGCTGCATCTGATGCAAGTGGAAACAAAACACGTAGTCAAGATCGTACATTAAATGCACCCGACAAAATGGGAACAGGTCGTGCCCCAAAGGGTGAAGGAAGGCAACAGGCATAACAAATGGCAACGGCATTAGATGTTCTAAACGTTGCCAGAACCCAAATAGGGTTTCATGAAGGTGCATCAAATGAAAATCCATATGGTATTTGGTATGGTGTTCCAAATGCTCCATATTGTGCAATGGGAATCAGTTGGTGTTTTGCACAAGTTGGTTTATCACATTTAATTGCTGCACAAACTCCTAAAGGTTTTTCTTTTAATCCAGCAGCTTTGCATTGGTTTCAAATGCAAGGTCTTGTTGTTAATAAAATGTTAATGCAACCAGGCGATTTGATTATGTACGACTGGAACGGGGACGGGGTAGCAGATCACGTAGAACTATGTGAGAATGCAAGTCCTGGAGGATTTACTACAATTGCTTTTAACACTGGTAATCCAAATGATCCAACACAAGAAGGCTGCTGGAGAGTTCACAGAAATTATCTATTTGTAATTGCGGTAATAAGACCAAGATATCCTGTTGTCGTTGCTCCAACTAAACCAATAACAACTGGTAAGAAAGCAACAGCAGTTGTTGGCGGAACTGGTGCAGCAGTGGCGGGTGCTACTGGAATGTTACATACAGGAGCTGTTTCAGGATCATCAAGTGCAACACCATCACCAAGTCCTACAGTATTTATTGCACCACCATTTCCATCATCTCAAAATTCATTTGCCATAGGTCAAACCAATGACGCTGTTTTAACAATACAAAAAGCTCTTGTTAAAAAAGGAATGCTTCTCGCAAAATATGCGACTGGAACTATGAATACTCAAACAAAGGCGGGACTTGTAAAGTTTGATAAGACTCTTGGCATTATAGTGCAAAATGGAGCAGTTCCTCAAATAGTCTATGATAACTTAAAGGGTGCACTATGAACTTAAAACATCACTTTAAATTCAATATTGGAGATGCAAAACAGTTGGCTATAGCCCTTATAAGCTCATATGGAATGTGGGCAGCCACAGGCTTTCAAAAGAGTATTACTGGCCTTATATACCCCGTAATGGGCTTTATAACAGGAGGCTTGGCTTCACATAACTCATCCTCATCTCCCGATGTCCTGCCAGATTCTCATATTCAAACTCCCTATGCCAACAATATAAACGATGGTAATTTGGGGATACCAGACCAAATAAAAGTCATAGACAAATACAAGCCAGAGGGTACGGATGTCAAAAAGGTCATCCAAATAAATAGCAACATTATAAGATAATCTTTATCAAAATTATGCTTTATTTATAAATATTGCTATTATTTATTTACATATGGATATTCAAAAAACTTACTGGCAAAACAGCGAATCTTCAATGGCCCTTCACTTCCCTATTACAAAGGTGAACAAGGAAAAGAGAACTGTTTCAGGATTCGCAACACTAGACAACCTTGATCGCCATGGCGATATTGTCACGGCGGAAGCAAGCAAGAAAGCATTTGAAAGATTTAGAGGAAACATCCGTGAAATGCACGGAGCCTCAGCAGTCGGCAAGATGGTCAACTTTAAAGAAGATAGTTTCTTTGACCCAGAAACAAATAAAAAGTATAACGGAATTTATGTAACAGCATACATCTCAAAGGGTGCACAAGATGCTTGGGAGAAGTGCCTAGATGGTACTTACTCAGGTTTTTCTATTGGTGGCAACATTGTAGATGCAAAGATGGAAAAGTCAGATGACGGAACAGACTCTCACAGAGTTATTCACAACTTTGATTTGCACGAACTTAGTATTGTTGATTCACCAGCAAACCAACTTTCTAATTTCTTTTCTATTCAAAAGATGGCGGAAGGCATTGTAACAGAAAACGTATTCTGGTGTAAGGCTGACGAAGTAGCATCAACAACAACTGCAACAACAAAAGATTGCGTTGTTTGCGGAGATTCAATGACAAACATTGGTTGGGTAGAACAGGCAGATATTGAAAAGCTTGAGACAATTGAAAAAGTTATTGATTCTTATTTTAAGAAAGATGATGCACCAACATCAGCACATGAAGCAACGGAGACAGCAGCTCCAGGTTTGGCAGGTAACGTAATTGATAGCAATGCTTCAATAAATCTTTATCCTGATCAAAATGAAAAAAAGAAAGTCACGTTTGCGAACGGGCTTAAAAAGAGTGATGATATTTCGCTCAACGAAGGAGGTAACAAAATGGCAGAAGATACAATCGCAGAAGTTGCAGAAATTGCAGCTGATGTAGAGACTCCAGCCGAAGAAGTTTCAAATGTTGAAGCAACTCCAGAAGATACCAGCATTGAAAAGGCTGTATCAATTTCTGAGGTTGATGACGCACTTGATTTTGAGAAGATGGTCACAGACCTAAAGACCTTCTTTGGTGAGTCACTAGAAAAGTCTAATACTAATTATGCAACACATGCAGCAACAGTAGCAGACATGTACAACATTGTAAACGAAACAAGAGCTGAAATGGCTCGTTTGTCAAAGGCTTATGAGGATATTCAAAAGACAAATGATGATCTCGTTGCAAAGTATGAGGCACTAAATAAGTCAGTAACTGACATGTTCGGAAAGATTGAGTATGTTGACCATCAGCTCAAGAATTTTGAATCAGCTACTGCAGTTCAGAAGTCCGTTGGGGTTCAGGCTCCAATGGGTCAAACAAAACCAAAACAAAGTATATGGCAAGGTGCTTTCCTCAGTGCTAGTAACATATAACAAAAATAAAAGAAATAAGGTGGTGAAATAATAAATGAGTAATGAACTTCTACAAAAAGTCATTGATACTACAAGCTCAAGCCTTGGAACTGCAGCAGTAAACGCATCAGCAGATACAGCTACCCTTTCAGGTAACGGTCTCCTATATCCAGATCAAGCAAATCGCTTCTTGGATTACATGTGGGATGCTACAATTCTCGCTAAGGCAGCTCGTACAATTCGTATGCGTTCAAACACAACCGAGATTGATCGTGTTGCAGTTGGACAACGTATCATGACAGTTGCACAGGAAGACAATCCACGTGACTACGTGGCAGCTAATGGTACATATTCTAATGCGAACGGTTCTACGTTCTCAGCACAGAATGCTACTTTTAACAAGGTCTCCCTCACAACTCGCAAGCTCCGTCTTGACTGGGAACTTTCAGCAGAGTCTCTTGAAGACAATATTGAAGGTCCTGATCTAGAGGATCACATTGCACGTCTTATGGCTACCCAGGCTGGTAACGATATTGAGGATACCCTTATTAACGGTACTGGAACTGGTTCAGGTTTGATGTCAGCTTTCCAAGGTTTCCGCTCTTTGGCTCTTAACAACGCACACGTTGTTGACGCTAATGGATACGGACTTGACAAGACAGTATTCAACGAAGCTATTAAGAGACTTCCTCGTAAGTACAAGCAACGTCGTAACCAACTCAGATTCTTCACAGGATCTAACTTGGTACAGGATTATCTATTCAATTTGACAGCTAACGCTGGTAACGGCAACCCATTTGATATCGCTTCAGGTATCATCCGTGGTGATGTCGCTGCTAACGATGGTGGTCCAGGAACAGTAACTCCTTTCGCATTTGGTATTCCAGTTATCAACGTTCCGTTGATCTCAGAAACACAAAGCGGAGACTACTCTGGTGCTACAGGTTCACACGGAGATGTCCACTTGACATTCCCACAGAACTTCATCATTGGTATTAAGCGTGACGTAACAGTTTATCGTCTATTCCAGCCAAAGAAAGACACAATTGAGTACACACTCTTCATTCGTGTCGGTTGCGTAATGGAAAACTACGATGCACACGTTATCGTTAAGAATATCAAGGTTGCAGGTTCTACAATGTCAACATCATCATTCGGTTCAGGAGCTAACGGCTCTAACGTAACTGGTGGAGTTAACGGCGAGACATACTAATATTTTTTATTAGTTGCAAGGCGGGGGATTACTTAAAAGTAGTCCCCTTAGCCATTTTCTGATATAATAAACAATGACGAAAGGATGACAAATGTCATTTGCAGATTTAAAAATTACAGAACTTAGAAAAGCAGCAGAATCTTTTGGTGTTGAAACTCAAGGTTTGAAGACAAAGCAAGAGATTGTTGCACTTCTTGAAGAAGAAGGCATTTCTTATCAAATGTATGATAAGTTTACTAATGTTGAAAAGCAAGAAATTAAGATTCCAGATAACGAAAAGAAAAAGAGAGAGCAGAAGATCATGAACACAGCAACACAAGTTTTGGTCAAGATGGAAAGAAATAACCATTCATACGAAACAAATGGCTATATCTTTACTCAGGAACACCCATTCATGGCTATGTCTGAAACAGATGCTCAAAAGATTTTTGATACACAAGCAGGATTCCGCCTTGCGACTCCACGAGAGGCTCAAGAGTACTACGCATAATTAGGGGGTGTTTTGATTGCAAACAATCAACACTAACAGCCAACAAAAGATATACTTAGAAGTATATAGTAACGGGGTCTTGTCTCAAGTAGACGCTAACACAAATCCCACATTAGCACTTTATGATGCAGACAATGATTCTGCACCACTTACTGGATTTGGAAGTTTAACTGGATATGATGAGACTCCCGCAGGCATTTATTCATATGCCTTGACTCCAGCAGTAACCAATAGAAACTTTGTCTTAGAGGCACGTTGGTCATATGTTGTTGGCGGAGTAACAGTTAATCAGAATGATTTTTATTCAATTGAAACACCTTATGCATCAGTCGGGGAGTCCATGGATTTCCTTGGATATAGCCCTACTCCATCAGATGCCAATTATATTGACCCAAAGAGTATAGTCAATGCAGAAAAGCTTGCCAGAACCATCATAGAAGGCTATACAGGCATAAAATTCTACACATACTATGGCGGTCAAGAAGTATACGCTATTGGTTCAGATACCATTCAGCTTACAGAAAAAATGCTTACACTTGATCAGATTTATGAGAACGAAATCTTGGTATTTGATCAAACTCAGAACCCAGTTTATAATACATTTGGGTATAGCACAGAAATTAGCCCAAGCGGTTATGCTATAAGAATATGGTATCCAGGATGGCCTGATGGCTGGAACAATCAAATGGATCCCGTCATTTATCCATACGGAAGATTTAGAGATGGATATCTATACCGTTTTGTCGGACAAATTGGTTACAAGTATGTACCAGAAGATATTAAGCTTGCATGTATGCTCTTGATTCAAGACATACTTTCAAACGACTACAATTGGAGAAATAAGTATTTGTCCAAGGTTGACCTTAGTGAAATTTCATTTGAGATGGCTAAGGGTGCCTTTAACGGTACAGGAAACGTTGCAGTAGACAACATTCTTGATCAATACCGTAAAGCAAATATTGTGATTATCTAATGTTTAATTCATCATTTATGGCATCCATCATGAATATGAAGGCGGATGTTTATACACAGGTAAATGCTCAAGATCCATCAACTGGTGCAATCAAGCGTCAATGGGTATATAGCCATACAATTCAATGCAAGGTAGAGCCTATTAAAGTTGGCGGGGCTTCAACAAGAACCGATAACAAAGCATTTGATAAAACATCAGATGGTAATTATACAGAAAAACTCCAGCTTAGACTTAAAGGATTAGAACTACTTTCAAAGCGTTGGCGTATTCAAAACATTCGCTCAAGTGATAGAAAGAAAATATTTATTGAAATTGATAAATCTGGACAACCAGACACAATTTTTGAAGTAACTGCAGCACACGCAGTATTAGATCCTTTTGCAAAGATAGCATACTATGAAGCAGTGCTTCTAAGAACTGAGTTGCAAGATGACAGTCAAGCTTGAGGTTGATACAAAGCAACTTGTAAATTCAATGTATGACCTTTCAGAAGGTCTTCAAGAACTTACTAAGCCTACAGTATTAAGCCAAGTTGCAAGATCAATATTTTCATTAACAGCAGAACGCTTTATGATAGATGTTGACAACTATGCCAGAAGAAATCCCAAAAGAATGCACCACGTTTATGAATGGGGCGGTATAGGAAATCCTACTCAAAGATTATTTGTTCTTGAAAGAAGCAGAATAATTTATGGCGATTTAGTTATATCATCAAATTTCTTATCATCTAAAATGCCAGTTCCAATAAATCCAGAATTGCTAAAGCCTGGAAGAACTGGCAAAATAGTATCTTCAAGAAGTATATTTAGAAATAAAGCAGAAGTTATGGAAAGTGGAACTCCAGTCTCATTTCAAGCAAAAAGAGTTTTAGCTTTTATGGGTAATAATGGAATTGCTTTTATAGCACCAGGAACTCAAATAAACATATTGCATCCAGGCGGGATTCAAACAAAGAATGCTTTTGCAGAATATATGCTTGATTGGTATACTAATAAGAGTAATGTAGTTATAGATTCATCTGGATATTATGATAGATTGGCAAACGACGTTTCCATAGCATTAAGTTCAAATAAATCTAGTGCGGCTGCTGTAAAAAATGCAGTAACAAAACTTGCAAATGAAATAGACACGGGGGATATAGTTAGATGACGGTAGATTATTCAAAAGTTGCAGTATCAGATGTGCGTAATGCCATATGGACAGAATTGCAAAATGCTGGCCTATTTCATGCATCTGATTATACGGCTACAGGATTTACGTCCCCGCTAGTCCCTATTATCCCGTCTCAACAAGTTCCAGAATTTAACAACTTGCTTCCAGGCAAGACTTATATTACTTATGACATTGTGCAAAAAAATCATGGGGTTCAATGGTGGCTATCTGATGAATCTATGATCATGCAGATAGTATCTAGAAATAACACTCAAATACTTACAATTGCTAACTTCTTGACAGACCTATTTAGAAGATATGAGCAGTCAGCAGCAGATGTAAATGCTGAAAGAATGGCGGGAAGTCCATTTAGATTCCTATTCTTCCGCCTAGAATCTGCAAATCCAGTACAACCATTTATTGATGAAGGTGGATTTATGAGCGGGGATATTGCAATAGGATATACCTATACCCGTGAAGTAGATGAAGGTACAACCACCAATACTGGCAGATATATCTAAAATTTGAATTATATAGGTTAAATGCTATGCTTTTCTATGAGGAAGCAAGTTGTCACTTTTTTTTGTTTTAATTTTATATCAAATAAGGTGGTGAAATAAATAAATGGCTACAAGTACTAAAAACGTAATCGTTGGAGCAGCATCTCTATTCGTTTCAGTTGGTAACAGCTCAAACAATACAGGTCGCCCAACAACATACAAAACAGATCTTTCAAATTTGATGCCAACAAACACATCAGCACGTACTGGTATTCTCCAGTCTTCTGCTTATCGTGAAGTTGGTTATACAAATACAGGACTTGAAGTTTCATATGAGCCAACATACGGTGAGGTTATGGTTGATCAACTTCTTGATGCAGCCCGTATCTTCAAGCAAACACTTAAAGTTATGCTTAAGACAGAACTTACCGAAGCAACTCTTGAAAATCTTCAATTCTCATGGGGTCAAATGGATAGCGTATATGTTGCTAATGCTAACAACTCAGTTGTTAACGTTCCAACATTGCTAAACAATGATTCTGCTGTTAACAGCACACCAGATACTCCAGCAGCAACATTGAACATGGCTGCAGGTGCTCTTGGTGACGCACCAGTAGAGCGTGTACTTATCGCAGTTGGACAAGCTCCAGCTCAAATCGGTACATCAGCAGCTTTCAATGATCCAGCAGCAACAGGTTCAACACCAGTTGTATCAGTTGGAACAGGCTCAGTAACTACTGTTGCTCGTAACAAGGAGCGTGTATACGTTGCTCGTCGTGTTGTTTCTATTGATACAACAATGCATGCACTCAAGCGTGATGCAGCAACTGTGTTCCCAGTGAATTTCCGTTGCTTGCCAGATTCAGATGCAAACTATGCAGGTGCAGAATACGGTGTTGTTATTGACCGTGTATACGGTACATTCTAAACAAAACTTAATATACAACTTAATACAGAATTTCAAGCCCCGTCAGAAATGGCGGGGTCTTGAATTTGTCTTGACTAACTATCTTGGTATAATTTAACTAATAATAAAGGAGCTATAAATTGGCAACAACAGTATATGATGTAGTAGAAATTGAACTAAGTGACGGATCAATCGTTACTCTAAAACCTCTGCCTATTAAGCAGCTAAGAAAGTTCATGGAGATTGTTAACTCCATGGGAATTGATGAAAGCAAAACAGAACTTGATGCAATGGATCAGTTTGTTGACGCAGCAATCGTGTGCCTAGAAGGACTAGGAAGAGCAGATTTGGCTAATAAAGATAAGTTTGAGGAATTGGTTGAAGTTCCTACCATGATGAAGATTCTTGAAGTTGCGGGTGGGTTAAAACTAACAGACCCAAACCTTCTGGGAGCGGCTCTAGTTGGGACGAACTAGATCTAAGCTCCTTAGAGTCTGAAGTTTTTGCTTTAGGTCATTGGAAAAATTTTGATGAGCTAGAGGAAAATCTCTCTATTCATGAACTTAATGCTTTGATAAAAACATTAAGAGCAAAAGAAGAAAGAGAAATGAAGTTCCAAGCAGCAATTGCTGGTGTAGATTTGGATGAACAATCCAAAGAACCCGAAGATGTTGCAGCTCTTCAAAATGCTCACACAGCATCTAAAGAAGGTTTTGGAGTGGGTGAAGGACTAGGCTTTATGACAATGGAATGATGGAGGTGAGACAATAACTTGGCAAAAATAGAATTAAATATAGTTGCTCTTGGTGATTTCTCTTCCGTTAATAATCAAATCAAGGCCCTTCAATTACAAATTGATGCACTTAATAAAGGTGTGGCGGGCGTTGGATTAGGCCAACAACTTACAAAAGATCTTAATGCAGCACAAGCAGCATTTAAATCAACAATGCTTTCAACTGGACAGTTTACTATGCAAACTGTCAAGATGGCATCAGAAACAGAAAAATTTGGTCAGTCACTTGTATCTGGAAAATTAAGGCTTTCCGAATACTTTAATATAATAACTGGTAAAGCAGGACAAGCAACTGCATCAATGAATGCACTTGCAGAATCACAAATAAAACTTAATAATTCTGTAGTTGTTCAAAACAAACAAGGCTTTTTAGATGTTTACACACCAACAGCATTTAATGGTGTAGCACAAGCTGAAGAACTTGTAACTATGAAGGCTGCATTAATGCAGAAAGCCATTGAAGGTGGCTCAACAGCACTTATTAATTTTGGTAAAAATACACAATGGGCGGGTCGTCAGTTAACAGTTGGTTTAACTATGCCTATGGTTTTGTTTGGTGCATCAGCAGTAAAATCATTTAAAGATACCAATACAGAACTTACAAGACTTCAAAGACTTTATGGTGAAGGTTTAACACCTCCATCACAAGCAGAACTTGACGCTATATCTAAGCAAGTCCTAGATTTAGGAACTAAAATTGCTCAAACAATGGGTATTGCACAAACTGAAACTGTTAAAACTGCAGCAAACTTTGCTGCTATGGGTAAGCAAGGTCAAGATCTTCTTAACATTACTTATCAGGCAGAACGTTTGTCAAAGCTTGGAGGAGTAGATTCTCAAGCAGCAACTAATGCAATTGTTGCTCTTCAAAATGTTTATAAAATTAATACAGCGGACCTAGCAACTGCTGTAAACTTCTTGTCTGACGTACAGAAGCAAACAACAATGTCACTTTCTGACATGACCGAAGCAATTCCACGTGTTGGCCCAATTATGCAACAACTTGGTGGAACTTATAAAGAAACAGCTGTAATGCTTCTTGCAATGAAAGAAGCAGGTGTTCCAGCAGCCCAATCTGCTAACGCACTTAAATCTGCAATGGCATCTATAATCGCTCCAACAACAGCAGCAAAGAAAGAGTTCCAATCATTTGGAATAAGCCTTGATGCAATTAAAGGTGCTGGCGGACCAGTACAAATGATTCAGGCTTTACAACAAGGCTTGCAAAATCTTACCCCACTTGTTAGAGAACAACTTATTGAAAAACTATTTGGTAAATTCCAATTTGCTCGTGTATCAGCACTTATTGAAAACTTTGGCAAGGCGGGAAGCCAAACAATTAACGCATTAAAGATTGCTAATGCTACATCAAGTCAATTAGCAACACTTGCAAATCAAGAAATGAAGCAAGCAACATCTTCTGCTTCCGCACAATTAGCAAGAGCATTAGAAGGAATTAAGGCTACCCTTTATCCAATTGGACAAAAATTTGTTGAAATGGGAACTATAGTTCTTAATGTTGCAAATAAAATTGGCAAAGCATTTAGTGATTTGCCTTCTCCACTTAAAGGATTTTTTGGATTTCTATTAGTTGGTGCAGCATTAGCTGGACCACTCATCATGTTAACTGGTTTGCTTTCCAATTTTGCTGGTTATATTCTTAAGACTGTTGGTAATATAAATAAGCTTGCTCACGGTGGCATGACTCTTAAAGAACTTCTAACACCTGAAATTGTAGCATCACAAAAAGCAGCAGAGCTTTTTTCAAATCAAATAGTTAATGATGTTGATGCAGTAGATCTTCTTTCACAAGCAATTCAAAGATTAACAGAATCTTTGTCTGGAATGTCAACAGCAATGAATACTGGAACTCTTGAAGAAAAAATTAGCACAGCCGCCGCTGTTGCACAAAGTCAACTTGTTGGCGGAAGATTAAGTTCAGGAACACTACCTTCACTTCCATTAATTAATACTAGAACACAAGATGATTTTGCAAGAATGGATAAAGCACACGTTGGAATTTCTCAAACACTTTCAAAAGAAGAAGCTGCAGCATTGCTGCCAGAACTTACTGCTGTACAACAAACAAGAGTTAATCAAGCACTTACTGCAATAGAAACAGGTGCAGTAAAAGAAGAGCAAATATTGTTTAATCTACTTGATAATTTTGTTTTAAACCTAAGTCATAGTGTAAACGAAGCAATGAAACCTTATGCTCAAAGACCAATTTATGACGAGTCTGGTAATTTGATAAGAGCTGGAAAAGAAAGTAAAGGAATAGCGAGAGAACAATTTATTTCTCAAGAATTAACTCCTTCAGTTTATACTTCAAATATTTTGCAAGCTAAAGAAAAAGGTGTTCAGGTAACTAATGAACAAATAGCAAAATTTAGTCAAGCTATGAATTTAATTACAGAAGACATTTTATTGTCTGATGATCAATTTAAAATATTAAAAGAACCACAACTTGCAGCAGCATATGATCAGTCAATAAAAAAGGCAATAGAAGTATTTACTGTTATGGCTCAAAATGGGGAAGAAGATGCTGCAGAAATGCTTAAGCTTGCACAAGCTTTTCAAGAATTAAGAAATTATACAACACTTGAAATTACTGGCCCATTATCAACTATGGGTATAAAAGGTGGCGGTAGTTCTGGTGCAACTCAAATTAGAGGAGCAGCTTTTCCAGGGGTATCAACATATGAAACTGCT